CACAAAATGTCAATCACTAAATGTCTGACGTTATTCGAATGCAGAAATATTTACTGAGTTTTATAGCGCACTACCAATCAAATAAGAGCAATTATAGTTTGATAAGTGACATTTATCTTATAATCTGAAAGGTCTGATTTTTAGAGTTTGACAGTATCGTTTATTGCAAGCTTTATGAAGGAGTGTTGTTTTTTTCCACTGTAAAATACAGATAATAATGCAATTTGTATGCAAGAATATCATATGACACCTTAGTTTAAATATATCGATAAAGTCGTAAATAAAAGCAACAAAACGATTCAACTAAACGTAAGATTGTTTTGTTTAAACAAATTTTTGTAACAAATATTCGATTAAACAAAGGTAATCTGAATTAACAAGTTACAGCAGCTAGAGTACTAAACAAAATTGATCAATTAGCTTTTAGATGGCATCTTTAATTGATAATGCAAATATCTAGGGGAGACCGGGGTAAGACGGCCCCCTGGGGCAAGAAGGCCCACCTCAAAAATTAACCAAAAATTTTTTTTTCTTGTTTTCTTTGATTATCACAAATTCAGATTATTTACTCATTTTTAGCCCTATACGTGAAACTAGGGGCAAAATGAACCACTCAGAAATTCTAAAAAAATATGTATTTTATATTATTATAACCTAGTCATGATTAATTTAATAGAAATATCATTCTTTGGTTAATTCTTTTATTTGGTAATATGTTTGGAAAAAAATTAAAACACTCAATTTTTCTCTACAGAAGTGAACAAATTACTCGTATTATATCAAAAAAAATTATTTCGAGTAATATAAAAGTAAATACAGTTGTCAAAGAGAAAAATATAAACATTTATGACGCGGGAAATTTGTTTACAATAAAAAAAAAAATTTTTTTTTTTATTTTTTTCGGAGGGGGCCGTCTGCCCCAAAAAAAAAATTTTGTTTCAGGAGCTTCGCCAAAATTTGGGTGAATTGAGTTAAAGTTGGACGAGAGTAAATCGACTTGATGGTTAAAACCCACAAAGAATAATAATCGGCTTAGGTGGGCCGTCTTGCCCCGGTCTCCCCTACACCAATTAAAGGAGTTGGAAGTTTAGATTTATCTAACAATAGTATATACCCTTTATATTCTTAGAGGATTGGATAATACTATGTTTGGTAGTTTTGAGTTTGTTACATATTTCGGTTGGTTTTGGTTAGGATATTAACAACTATATTCACGGAAAAAAAAAAATAGGTGCTGCAACAGGACTCCTTAACTTTTTGGTACTTGGCTTTGAGATCAAACTTGATGTTTAGGCGGACTGTTGTGAAACTTAAGTTACGCATAGTGTCTGCGGCAGGGGCATATTCTAAAAAATAGGGTTTTTGTTTTCACTATTCAATAGTCATGAAGACAACCCATCGGCACTGTTACTATACATAAAATAGGGGTAAAATGAGTAGAAAGAGACACATAATGACAGTACTACCTTCACATAGCACGCGAAAATTTGACGACCTTTTTTTGATTCGCGCTTTTCGATTGCGACGTATGTTTGAATATTTCAAGGCTCTCAAACGTTGGAGTAATAAAAAGTTATAATTGATTATTTTTATTGGTCTCAGAAATAAAGTTTTTTAGTAAAACGAAAACCGCTAGAAATGATACTGGTATCAGTCGATAATTTTTAATGACCACAGGTATCGAAACACACCTAATAACGTTAAAGTCTCTTAAAAAAATATGTTTCCGCGAAAAATGCAAGTGTTGGTAGATAAGTCTCTTGTAAATAGCTTTTGATTTTGAACTTTCGTTGAAATAGAAATTTTCGATTACAAGGCCCGTCCTAGTAGGCATAGATAGCGATTGTATGGAGGTTTCATACTGATGATCATAAATCGCACTAGGTATGATTGTCAGCAAGAAATTTTCAATGAAACCTGCTACAGATTATAAGAAAAGTTCGTGACAAGAATTTCAATTCTAACATTTTGCTGAATAGTTACGTCATAATTTTCAGTACTATATTTAGATATTTTGTTCAGTATTCTTGTTCATAATCGAAAAAGCTATTATACTTTGCCATCAATAAACTATATAATCAGTAATTGTAAAGAATTAATGAACGATTAAAACTTCAGTACGATTCATTAGAAGTAAGTCATACTAGATCGATAAATCAATGCCGGTCACTCTCAAAAAAAGTGGTTATTCCTCCCGTGTTAACTATTTTCATTTTAATATTCGAAAGATTATCATTCGTTTCTATTATCTTTTTCCTATCGGAGACGACATCCTTTTTTCCGAGTTGACAATCATTACCATCTCAGATGACAAAATTGAATACTTCTTCAATATTGGAAATATTACTATCCAATATGGTAGTTATTACCATCGACAATAATGAATCTCACAATACAAGAATAGTTAACATATTGAGGTACAATCTGATAATCAATGTCGTTGCAACATTGTAATAGTTATCATCATGTTGTTGCGTGTACAAATATCGTAAACATCGTACACCGGATGCAAATATTTGGCATCAACCCAAACCTTTGTTGAATTAACATTTACTTTTAAGCGACCAAGAACAANGTTAGGGTTGCTTTCTGAAGCTTTTTAGGTAATCTGAGAACACTATAGTGGTTGAGTGAAGGCAGCGCAAAACAAAGAGCGTCGTGGATTTGTATGCGTGCAATATGAGAGACGTTGTGTTACTGTGTGCCCCTTTTCGCTCATTTTAACCCTACTTTGTGTATGCCAACAGTGCCGTAGTTAGGGATATTTACATGACTGTTGAATATTGAAAGAAAAAAATCCTTTTTTTTCTATTACACGTCACTGCCGTAGAGTTTGCGAGCTCATGTTAGTTCCACAGCGATCCCCCTGGACATGTAGTAGGGTTTCGAAGCCATGCACTAAAAAGTTAAAAAAATGAGAAAATAGAATTCATCATCCAGACCCCGAGAAGTATTCGGGATACCGATGGATTTTTAACATCTTCAGTAGAGAAGGTAAACCTGAAGGTTAATATCGAAGCATTTCGAAAACTTGTGTGATTAATAACCCTATATTGACCCCTTTGATGTTCTTGATAGTTATTCAGTACCTCGAAATATATTCAAATATTCTTACTACCTAGATTTATTGACATTTAGTTTAATTAAACTTTGTTGCGACGTTAGTCATTCTAGATTTCTTAACTTCTGCTCCATTTTCTTTGTTCTATTGTGTTATTTTATGAAAATGCTTTCAAAGTATTACGTGTTATGTGTCTATCCAACGGAATTTTCATAGTAAAAGCTTTCTTCTCGACGTAATAAGATATAAAGCAATCAAACAATGGAGAGCATGCAAACGAATTGAAGGAACAACAATACGCTCTGGATGCGTAAATCTAGTGACCAATCAAGTTATCCCGATGACACTGAATACTTCGGAATCAGTATGAATTGTATTCTCTTCACGAAATTGTGAGTAACTTATTTATTTCCAGTCTTTATGCCCCGTAAAAAATCTCTCTACGATTTTGAATCGGCAAAGTAAAATGTGATTGAAGTTTATAGTTATAATAAAGATTTTTCTAATGTTTCAGATGTTTAAAGTCGTCTTTTCGCTTACACTACACTCGAATAGCTGATACAATAGTGATGTAAAACTCAATAAAAATTTTTTAAGTCTCATATTAGACTAAAGGTCAATATGGAGATCTACGAAAGCAAACCACATACCAGCGAATATGCTTTGACTTACTTAGAGTATTGTAAATGTCCGCGTAAATAGTTACATTGTGTTACATAACCCTGTCGTTAATGTCTTTGTTTTTAGATCTTTTATTAAGATTTATGCTTCTTGGCTAAAACGAAGTAGAATCCTTGAAGTTATTGGATGGCAGGGTYTATCTTAAAATTTTTTTTGTATAGTATTTTCACAATTTAGCGCCGAATCGTTAACTATTAATAAATAGGTTATTGTTTCGGAAGTTTTATGTCTTACTACAACTACAGGTTCCCTAAGGACCAGGAATGTATTTCGGGCTACCGATGGACTCGTAACATCTACACTGAAAAAAGTCGATTTATCGATCAATTTCTAAGCAATTCAAAAACTTTTGTGATTAACCCTAGAGATTGTCCCCGTTGATTYTATTAGAAGTTATTCGATATACAAATGTATATAAACATTCTTACTGTCATTATTCATAGTCATTCAATTCAAGAGTCTCGGCTGCGACAGTCATTCTAAATTTCCTAATTTTGTTCCACTTTCTTTGTTCTATTGTATTATTTTATAAAAATGCAGCCAAAGTATATGTGTTATGTGCCTATTGAATGGAATATTCACGCTGAAGAATTTCTTATCAACGTWGTAAACATGAAGCAATCGAACAATTGAGAAAAWACAAGCGGTTCAAGGGAACAACAATATGCTTAGAAGACGTAACAGCGAAATTAACTTATGTGGGTTACCATTTATGGATGCGTAAATCTTGTGACCAAGCCAGTTATCCTGATAAGAATGAATACTTTGGAATCAGCTTGAATCGCATTCTCTGCGAAGGATTGTAAGTAATTTATTTATTTTCGGGCTTAATGTCCTGTGAAAATCTAATTTCTACATCATTTTGAAACAGAAAAGCATAATGTGACTTAAATTCACTGTTATGACAAAGACTTTTTCCTGTTCTAGATGTCCAGAGTCGTCCAAATGCGAGCAATACCTTCGATATTTAATGCAGTAGTAATGTAGAACTCACTGAGAAGAATAAAAATCTTTCCGGTCTTATAGTAGACTGACCACCAATAACAAAGAATTAATATCATTAATTATCGTGAAATTATTAGGGTGTACTTCAATTTCATCAAAGTTCGCCGAAGAAGCTTAATTATAGTATAATATTACTTAGTCATTTAAAATCTAATAGGGCCAAAAAGTGGAAAGCTTACTTAACAAAGGCAGCAAGATATGTCTTCTGGAGTAGCATCAATAATCACCGGAATAATTACAAGGAAGTAGAGGACACTGTTGTGAAAATTGGTAATGTAGCTGCGAAATGAGAGTACCAGAACGGTCGTTTTTGGATGCGCAGGTATAGATATCTACAATGCGAATCACATCTCAGCGAATATGCTTCGTCTTGTTCAGAGTATTGTGAGTGTCTACGTAAACATTGTGTTAAATAAGCTGCCGTTAATGTGTTTTTTTCTAGATCTTTTATTAGGATTTATGCTTCTCGGCTAAAACGATGTACAATTATTAAAGTTATTGGTGACAAGATCTATCTTAAAAGTTGTTTTATATAATTTTCTATTGGTACTTTTTCCACAATTTAGTGGTGTACRATTAACTATTAATAAATCGATTATTGTTTTGGAAGTCTTATTTTTTATTATTACTCTAACCCCTAAAGAACCAGCTTGTTAATTATTGARAATTTTCTAAAGTCATTATAGCAAACAAACCGGTGCGCAAAGTCATATGGACCATAAAAATGAGTAAAATATGACARATTTAGTAAAAGTTTAAAGTCGGATTCACCAAATGCTTTTGGTTACTTCAAATATATTGTTTTCTTTACATTGCTCGCTGTAATTCAATGTACTGAATACACAACACATGTTTGATAGTAAATTTACTGCTAATCATAATTGACAACTGAATATACTTCCGAAACATCTGAGGTGAACGACATTCATTGGGAGTGTAATTGTTGGAAATAACCTGAACTTGACCTCTGATTGTAAATCTGGTGGCGCTTGAAATTGTCAACAACTCAATTCTGTTAAGTAGGTTGCACTGAACAATAATATAGGTGTCAAGTAGGTTCTCTGACACGCGTCGCCTTTTCAATTATCATCAATAAATAAAAAAGACATGATTTTAAGGAGTACTTTTAATTAATCGAAAGATCCGAATCTTGTTCCTAATCCCAGTGTGAAATTTAATGAATTATTTCGTTAAAGTAATTTGAATAACTTTTGGTGACTACCAAAGTGAAATGCACATTATTTGATAAAACAATTCGAGTTTAGATATTATCTCCTAATCCCCAGCTACAAGCTCTATCATACGAATCGAATTCCCTGAATTCGGGCGAGAAACGACGTCGACCATCGTTTGGTTGGGGAAATGAGTATTTCGAAGATTCTGGTTGAAACATCTTCTTCCACACCGATTGATTCGGTTTTTCAACTTGTTTTTTTTTGTATCCTTAGTATCCTTCTTATTTCCTTCAATTTTAGGGGCTGCAAGGTTCTTCAAAAGTTTGGTTTTTTCATCAGTTTCGTTACCAATTAAATTCAGACGATTTATATTTTCAATCTAGAACAATTAATAAAAGCATTAATATAGTGCTAAAAACAATTCGATTACCCACGTAATCATGCAGTATTTCGGTTTAATAGCCCTGATAAAGAAATATGATTTGAAATGTCCAATTTCATTTGACGGGGACAAATATTAGAATAATTTCATAGTACCGTGGGTACAACCTCTGAGGTTAGTAATATAGAAGTAAAGATGTTCAAAGGTGACCATTCCGAAGAAATACTGAAATCCCCGTAACAGATTCTCCATCCTGGTTAACTTACATAATTGTTTCACGTAGTTGTGAAGTATCAGGGCCACTATTCAAACTGGTCACAACAGCAATCGTATTCATTGTTTCGTTGAGTCATCCTGTAGAAAAGTTTAGCATTACTAATGATATTCATGCTCCCAATTCGTGACTACGGCCCTATTAATTATTCAGTACACCTATTAATTAACTTACTGCTGAATGTTTCGTGTCAAACGTCGACGCAATGCGTGCGTGTTAGTATCCATACTGCGTAACGTTTCCCCACTGTAAGCATAATATGTACTTAGCCCCAACCACACGTAGACAAACATAGGCAAGGCGGATTTCCAAGTAATAGATTATGAATAGCAACTTACTGAAGTTGTGGAGGCGTTAAGTAATAGGATGTCTTATTAAATCTCGGATCGACGCTCGTAGCGTAATTTGGCCATGATCCTTTATCGGAGCTACTTCCGCCGAACATTTCCACTTGAATACTGTCTTCTTCCTTAGGCAACACTATGTCATAAACATAAGAGTCAATCGTTTCTCTGGAATAAAAAATTATCTTAATTAACTTATCTCTAATCCCATGCTTTGGTGACGCAACACTGTAAAAATACTAACTCTGCGGGCACTTTTTCAAAAATGTAAGTAAAACCACTCCTGTCAATGTGTCGGATTAATTTCGCTGGTATGTTTTTCACTTGTAGAGTAAATCTTACAGAGTCATCCTTTGCGATGATTTCTTTCGCTAATGTCAACACGAGATTCTCCAGGCCCCGAATAGGCCATTCGTAGGGCACTAAAATACCCGGGGCTAATTCCACGTACACAATAGTCGCAAACTCTTCTTCCATACTAGCCAATTATTTATTCGATTTGATATGACCAACAGTGAGGAACGCGATTGTTCAAAACAAGTTGACGTCGCCGAATGCGGTTCGGGAAACACTAAGAGTTTCCAACAATAACATGAGAATTATATACTTTTTACGTCATAAGTAGATATAAAAAGTATAACTACTATAATTTGACCCGGCTAGAGTCAATATGTTTACTCAATGAAGAGAGATAAAGAATCACTCTTCAATATTTGGATTACTAATAATAGACTTTGCTCGATGAAGGTCACCAAATAAAATATAAATATTGTTATTCTATACGTAAATATTTTTGTCGAATACATGCTGTTGTTATGGTTACGGAATCTGTGATGCTTTCCATATGCTTGAGGCGAAGTAATGTACGATGTCACAATTTATACAGTAAATCATAATAATCAGTAGCGTGTGTAAGTGTTGTTTATTTAATTAGCCATTCATTCTAAAAACAGAAACAAAAGTATTTTGTTCGCTTTAACCATTAGAAACTAACAAATTGAGATGAATGGACAGCAATATCCAAATTGTAATAATTCACTTTATGACAGTGAATTTATTGCATCAACAAGAATACGTCGCTTTTTATGACCCCATGTTTATTTGGATTTACAGTTGACTTGCAATAAAATAGAAAACTTATATGATAGTAAAATAGCTATTAAGCTTATAATTTATGTGTATATCTGCTAAGAATATTCTATTTCAAAACAACCAAAAAATTGTTGGCTCGCGCTTCTTGAACATTTTATGGCTGTCACATTTTGAGTGAATGATCCATAAAATAAATTCTTTATTATTTGTTATGATGCTCGACATATGAAAGAAGTATGCCATAACCTTGACTTTACTTCAATGTCAATGGGTTTACTGACCGCATAAATAATGCGTACCTCAACAAAGTTTGTTTATCCATCTAACGCGTTCCTTGAAGTAAAGAACGCAATTCAATTTGTGTGGCCTTTTGCCGGTTATTTCACTCGCGATTATTGTTCATGATTTTTATGTCTTTGCTTTTCGTGTCATTATTCACGCACCAAAGTCACTAGCTATTGCAACTGAACAAACAAATAAGTCTGACATTCCGGTTCTACCACAAATCTCAATTGCTACTTTTTGTAAACAAGCGAAACCATTATTAAAAACAAAGAGCGTTACAATAATAATGTGTTTTGACGGTTAAACGATTAGTTAAAGTAACAAGACTCCTTCGCCCCTTCAACTTTCATTAAGCATTTGTCCATTGTCAGTTGATGGTGCACTTTTTATAGGACACTTGTTTCTTATCGGGGCTCAGAAGGCCATTGCACTGTACTTCGTACCTAAAGTAGGCCAGTGAAACAGTACACCAGTTCTAGGAAAAAGATATAGGTAGCCTTTAATTGACAAGATTACCTCGCCGAAACCCTTTTTGAATCAAAAATCCAAAAATGGATCAACGTTCCAATTATAGAATAGGTCATGGCGGTTTATCACCTTGGTATTGATTTTTAGTGTTGGTTTTCAGTTTGTTTGAAATTTGGCAAGATGCATATTTTTCTTAAACTAACTCCAGCAAGGAAATTTTCTGAACCTTTATTGTCATTTGACCCGTAATCGATGGCCAGTTTTAATGAGTGGAGACATTTTATTGTTCTATTTTTGTTGTCTTTACGATGGCAAGATTAATAAGTTTTCTTATTTATTTAACCTTGATCAATTTGAGAAGACTTTTACGATGCATTATTTATTGGCAACAATCAGTTCTAATAACTGAAAAAACAGAGTGAATTGATGAAATATAAATATTCAAATTGGATCTGGCTTGACATTAGGGTTGAGAGAAAAGTTATGTTATAATTTTAGTTATTTTATCTTATGAGCGGTTAATTTTGAATGAATGTAATCAAGTTGAGAACAGGGTGCTTGATGTTAGGTCTTTGGGTTGAGCCCCTGTCAAATTTTGTGTAAATTCATTCAAAATGTAGTTAACAAGACAATCATACAATTAGAGAAATTATGCCATACTAAATATCTGACAAACTTTTAGGAATAAATAGTATAAAAATAGTTATTGTAGGAAGTGCTCTCACGTGCAGACCCTCACTTAACAGCTAATAAAAGTGTGGTTATGATCCTAGAAGTCATCACTGCCGGGATGTATAAAAACTCACTCCTGTACTGTTTAATATCATAACTAGTGTCGTTTTGGCAGTACTAAGTAGACGTCATATATTTTCTCATTATTTTTTTAATAAAATATTAATACAGTCAGTGTTAATTCAGTAAACTATTATATACTTGATACAAACTCAAAATGACTTCATCATCGTCACCGTCTTCATCATCTTCAAAGTGTTCAAATGGTGCATCAGTCTGCTTCATACCTAAAGAGTGGAATGATTACCCAACATCAACTCTAGAATGTGTACTGACCACTGACATTAAAGAGCATATGAAGAATTACAATGAAGTGGTAGGTGCCCCGATTTCAGTTGGTGGTGTGTCAGCAAAACTTGAGTTCTTTGGCCCCAATATTTGGATGCGCAAAGACGGAGATGAGAAAAGCAAACCTAATTCCAAAGATTATGCTTCGCGTCCCATACGAGACCACTCGAAAATATAATAATGGTGATATCGTTTTATATTTAAACTGATGGTTTACAGTTTGCAAAAGTCAGGATGTTTAGAGAAACCTTCGTGCTTATCACAAGTCATCATCTACTATCTGATTTCACATGACATTAACATCTGAAGCCAAATGGGACGTGCCCTGCTTTGAAGAAGCAACGAGATGGATTACACAAGATTGATAGGCTAGTATTAATCCAAATATGGTATTGTTGTATTGTATTCGTTATCTTTTAGTAGGGGAGACTGGGGCAAGACGGCCCCCCTGGGGCAAAAACGTCCACCTCAAAAATTAACCAAAATTTTTTTTTCTTGTTTTCTTTTGATTATCACAAATTCAGATTATTTACTCATTTTTAGCCCTATACGTGAAACTAGGGGCAAAATGAACCACTCAGAAAATTCTAAAAAAAATGTATTTCATATTATTATAACTTAGTCATTATTAATTTAATAGAAATATCATTCTTTGGTTAATTCTTTTATTTGGTAATATGTTTGGAAAAAAATTAAAACACTCCATTTTTTTTCTACAGAAGTGAACAAATTACTCGTATTATATCAAAAAAGGTTATTACGAGTAATATAAAAGTAAATACAGTTGTTAAAGAAAGAAATATAAACATTTGTGACGCGGTAAATTTTTTTACGATTAAAAAAAAAAAATTTTTTTTCATTTTTTTTTGGAGGGGGCCGTCTTGCCCCCAAAAAAATTTTTTTTTCAGGAGCTTCACCMAAATTTTGGTGAATTGAGTTAAAATTGGACGAGAGTAAATCGACTTGATGGTTAAAGGCACAAAGAATAATAATCGGTTTAGGTGGGCCGTCTTACCCCGGTCTCCCCTATCTAACGTTATTCTTTTTGTAAATGTCTATCAGTAAATGAAATTTTTTTATTCAAGTCCTTACTTATTTGTCACCTTTATGACTTTCCAAAGCGAATACTTATTTGTTATTTTGAATTTCCGAATTYTACATCGCAAATAGAATGATACGCAAATATACACAAATTTAACAAAAATAGATAAAATAATAAGATATCTCGAAAGATTGTTATCGTCTACCTAGACAATAGACGATTAGTATTCATAGAAATAAAATTTAAATAGTAGTCATATTAATGCAAATGTGCCATTTATCTTTAAAATGTTTATTTTAAAGATAAATGAACATGAAGAAGTTACGTAAACGCAGTTGCTGACCAATTTACATTAATTTTTTGGTGCTTGACCTTGAAACTTCACCCCCTCATGTTAAGGAGAGTCGTTGTGAAACTAAAGTGAACGCTTAGCACCCGCCGCAGGGGTATATTATAGAAAAAAAAAAGTTTTTTCTTTCAATATTCAACTTAGCCATGTAAAGCCATGCAAACTACGGAACTGTTACCAAACACAAAGTAGGGTTAAAATTAATAGAAAGTGATATTGTCATCCCACCGAGAGAATGCACCTCGGGTGTCGTCGGTTTTTACTCCCACCCTAGATGTTTTATATGCTAAATGTTCTCCTACTTTTCTGTGCGCATGCGCAGTTCATAAATGTTTGGTAGTGGGGGCAATTTCCGAGGTTTATTCTCTTACTGGGACTACAATACACAGTAATAAAACTAATCTCACATTGCGCACAATCGAATCCACGGCGCTTTTCGACTCACCCTAACCTCATTCGATAGGCACCAAGAAGTTTCAAGACTCTCAAACTAAAAGTGTTAACTTACGGCCAAATTTTCTCATAATTTTTAAAGTAACTTACGAATACTTACGAGACGCCCATTATATAAAACAAACGAATGATTTATACTTCAAAGTCCGTCTATCACTATCACAACATGATAATGTTTTTGCTCTCTTGCAGTATACTTTTTTTTAGAAATAACATCCTCAATGAATTACATGACAAATAACTCGACTGAATTTTATTGTCAATAAACACCTACACGTTAGACACATTAATAACTCGTAAAAGTGGGTTGACATGTTACCGCCTTATATTACTCATCTTCCACATTAATTTAACCCTTGGCCAATGAAACCGGCTTTTATCTTGCTCGCATGCCTGCGATGCGCAGACTCAGTGGAGCCGCGCCGTAGCTTCTCGCGCAGTATCATTTTCGCGGGCTTTTTTAAACACCCGATAATCACTATGACGCGTACGGTCATAATCATTATTGACATATACCTTAATTCCGGCTTCTGATTAGAAATCTGTTGCCATATAAAACAATTATTCAATTGATTGAATTGGTGAGGTTGTAATAAATAATATTTGAAGTGTGAAGCGGGATCTTTGACATGTCAAGCTTTCAGCTTTTCCAATTTACCATCAATGAACAGCTAGGAAATGATTGCAATCAGATTGGATAATTTGGATATTCGAGTACATAAACTCGGTGTAAAATGATGACATATATTTAATCGTAACAATAAATAGCCTTCAGTGGTAGTTCAACTATTTACACATTAGTAGACTTGTCAATTAGTGCTAGTGATAAACGTGATAAACTCAGTCTGATAATGACCCAGCAGATACTAGTAGTTTCGGTAACTTCGGAACCCGATGATGAACTAGATCGATCCTCTTTTGACTTAGGTTCATAGTAGAATGGCCGTCTTTGCTTGCAGCATCCAAAGGCCGAGCGCTGGCGGTCTTGATACTGGCTGTTTACTAATAGTTTCAGTATGACAAGAAGTCGAAGCCTCCTGCAGTGTTAGAATCATCTAACAGTTCACAGGATTGTTCTGTGCTATTCTGTTCCAATTGTGTAATTGGCTCATTTGACTTTTTTTTGATACGCGTAATACATTTTAATTTCTGAACATTTTCAGAAGCTACTAACTTCATTTCGTCTCTTGTTTTTCTGCATTTTTGTATAAAACTATTCATCATTTGAATCTGAAAAATTAATTTTATCCGTAATACTAATTTACATAAAAATGAATTCTGAATTAAACCTGCATGGAAAATTCAGATTCCTGAGAGATCTACAAGATATTCTAACTATTGACAACAATTTGTGTACAACTTGACCCACAAGTTAGCGTGAATCTACATTCGCTTTTTGATAGCAGATTGGCGTCAACTAATCGAACATGAAATCTTTGCTGGCAAATTTTGGGAGTAACTTTTAGTCAAAGTAGCTGTCAGAGTGCAAAAAACCAATGAAATAATGTTACGAATGCACGATTTTTCCTGCCAAACGAGGCCAAAATTTAAACTTTCAGGTGCAGATCTAATTAAAAATAGCATGCACACCAGGAAGGTAGGACGTCTCAATCCGCGTGAATAAAACTTTCCCTTTCAGATCGGGTAGGCAATTACATACATGGATTGCAATGTCCTATTGTCCTTCTTTGATGTGTAGCAGCCAAAAAAAAAAACTTACTTCGTTTGATGAATTACACTCAAAGTAGTAAACTCTCTATGGAAGAAAACTTATACGACTGGCATATGTGAAGTAGCACCATCTTAAATACCCAGTATTTTATAGCACTTTTATTGCCTTGTTTTCATTTGTCATTTCAGTAATTGGACAAGTGTTCATAACCTTTCAACGTTATGATGCCTGAAAATAAAGTGTTTTTGTTTGGCAAATGCTGGTAGAGTTTTTTGTCATTAAGACTGCAATTTTCGTGATAATTGATGGCATGAAGGCCAATTCTCAGAAATTTTTGCTAAAAAATATGGAAAAACATTAATGCTTGCAATGTTTTGACATTCTTATAGTTTGACATATGACTAGTAGTTCTAGGTCCTTTCAATTTGCTGCAGCTTCTAATTCGTTTGACCAGAAATGATGATGCTGGCGCTCTATTTACAAAGAAAGGAATTTTGCCTAGGGAGAGATCCTTCACATCTAGTAATACTAGATACGAGGGGCAACAGTTGACTTAGTGCAATTGGAATTAATTATTCTATCTTTTGGTCAATAAGGATTTTTATTACTTTTACTGTGTCTTAAATTGAAACCAAACTTAGAAAGAATAATGGTCCTTTATTGTTCCATAATTGGTAGCAATGAACTTGATTACAAAGACATAAATATGATCATAAAAAGTTATTGTCAGCAAAATATAAATTATGGCGTGAAGTAATACATTTCATGGGAGTAAAAATAATTACAATATTCATTTCTTCTTCTTAGAAATTTCGTCATAACGCCTTTTCAATGGATTTGATTCACCCGGCTTGCTAAAAGCTTCAACAATCTTCGCTTGTATCATGTTAGAAATTTCTTGTTCCGAAGGTTTCTGGGTATTCTGTATTGGCACGAATGATGCCCACGTTTGGGCACGAGTTAATGATGATGAACTTGCTGGTCCGTACTTCTGAAAAGTCAAATTTTAACAATAAGGTTTCTTTTACTATCGGTTATCAGTCACATTGATAATACTGCAGGTATTGTAAGATAAAATTATTGGAACTTTTTCTCTGTAAGTATGGGAGTGGATGTCCTATTAATATAGGAATCATTTCCATAGAAAAGTCCGGGGCAAAACCAAACATTACTTTTTAAGTGTTTCTATAATTACAGAGACGTTTTGAATAATCATAAGAATAGTTGTACAGAAATAAGAGATTATGTATAGAAATTATGTCTATGATTTTTTGGAACCGTTCCACTATTTTTTTTCCGTCTACTTACCGATGATTGATTGTTCATCTTGCTTTTCAAACACAGAAATCAAAGCATATAATTTTCTAGGTGCATGCACGATGTCTGCTATTTGTTATATCTGAAATCACATAAAGTCTGATTAATTGTCAAGCGTACTTTTGTCATGGTATCGATAACAATATTTTCTGATCCACTAAAAACAGAACGGGTTAACATGTAGTGATAACTTACCAGCTTGTAGCTCAGCAATATTTCTCTCGGTGTCAAGACTTTCTCGTTGTAGAAATCAAGAACGATTGCTATAACTTCTACAAAAGACGACATATTTATATCCTTTTAATATGGTCAAACAACAAAATATTATCCGTTGTTCAGTCTCAAAAAACCCACAGTGCGAAGCATTTATTTTTGGGT